AATTCAATCATTTCACTTTGCCAGTGGTTGCGGCGCGAGTTAATCATTTCGTTAAATTGCATATTGTCTTTATCGCCCGCAAGAACGCCTGTGATTTGACCAATTAAAACTGCAACAGGTATTTGAACGCTAGCGCAGTATTCCCACAGCGCATTCATTAGCACATCTTTGTAATTGCTTGGTAGCGGCTTGTTGATCCTGTCAACATCCCAGTTACCAACTACTGCAGCTTTATGCAACCCTTCGCTTAGCTCATCGAATCGTTTGGTTATATCGTTCTTTTCGTCAGGTGATAATGCTTTTTGGGTATTTTGCAATCTCGCAATATAGTTGTCTTTAACTGCTTGCCAAAAACCCTCCGCGCCTGATGCATTTATTTTCTCAAGGTTTAACAAAGCGTTAAACCCCTGTAAGTTAGAAGGTCTACCATGAATAGTGTCATCGTCTGCGCCTTCTGCAAATATAATTACTCGGCTAGCGTGCACGGTAAACGACCTGTCTATTTTAGATGTGCCAGCTTCTGTTTTGTCATTGCTGTTATGCTCATTGAAATTATAAGAGCTTGGGTTAGGGTAATTAATATCTGTTACCGGGTAATAGCTTGATGGTTTTAGCTGGTCCTGGTTTACAGGTATAAATCTAACAATATTTTCGGTTGTGATGTTTTCAAGTGGCTTTGACCATGTGCGCTGATCGTTATCATCTGATTGAACTTGAACAATGAAAGCAGAATATTCACCAATTCTATTGCGCCAATCCGCGCCTTTAATACGTTTGAACAGCTTAAATTTTTTAAATAGCTTTTGCGTTTGGCTATCCCAATCGCTTTTATCGTCAGCGTCATCACTATCAGATATAACCGGATATTCAGCCCATCCGTAATCTACTGGCATCATCACGCCAGCGTAGGCAAAACCGTTACGACTAAACATGTTATAAAGATTGGTAAAGCTAACTTCCGTTGGGTAGCCTACTTCTTTCCACATATTGGCGTGGTATGTGTTAGCGGTTTTACTTTCGTGGTAAGCCCGACCTACTGCGTCATTTAGCGCATTAGTTACAACTGACGTTGCAATGTTATTTGCTATTTGATTGCTTCTTGCTAGTGCTCTTACTAATTTGTTTGGCTTTGTCATGTCGATAGCTTTAAATTTAATACTGATTTGATTTTAAAGCATGTTGGGTTTTTATACAAAAAAACCGCAATTAAGCGGTTTTGATGTTTTCAAATTTATTCCCCTGTCTGTTTTGATTTGATAATAGCTAAGCAAATTGCCTTGTTTGGGCTAATATCTTCGGTGTGCTCACCCTCACCCCAATACGTTCTTTCTGTTATGTGCTCTTTATCCGCATCATTATTAGAGTGATAGTTCCAGCCAATCAGATCGTAATGTTCATACTCGCGGGTAATCTCATATTTGATCATTAATTTAAAACATAAAGCATCGTCCTGTAGTGGGTTGTAATTATAATGCGCCACAGGCTCTTTGTAAGAAAATCCCTCACCCAAACAAAACCAAGCGGTCAATGACTTAACCCCGTCTAACTCAACAATCCCAGCTTTATTAGCCCCTTCAATCAGGGCTATTTTCTGGCAAATTTCCAAGTCAGATAGCTTTTTTAACTCTTTATCAGCCATATCGATTTATTCCCTAGTCATTCGTGTTTGGCATTACAGCTTTATCAAAAGTTGCACCTGCCAAATTAGATACAGTTTCGTTAAAGCCATCGACTTTTAAGTTAGTGCCATCAACACTATAAACGGGATAAAAAACATCACCCTCACTATCTAATGACATCCAGTACCATGTATTATCTTCTAGCTTTTCAGACATTATTTATTCCCTAGTTGTATTTGTGTAATAAATAAAAACACTCCCGAAATGACTGTGTTATGCGTCTAAGTGTTCAAAGTTGCGGTTTGGGTGGTCAATGAAAGCGGCTATTGCTTCACCTAATTTTATCAAGCAATCGTGTTGATTTTTATCTAACTGCATAACACACTCTTTTTCAATGTGCGTTTTACTAAGTACATTGCACAAAGCCCAAGCTGTATCTCCATCAAGTTCGATTTTTAATGTACCAACCTTAATATTTGATTCTGTTTTTTCAATAGCGCCTTGCATTTCATCACACTTAATTGCGTTATTGCCTAACCTTTTCATTTTTAAACCCTCTCAAAATTTCAATTAAAACGCTTAACAACTTCTAAAAATGTTATCTAAGTTACGTGTTAAATCTTCTTCTGACGCACTAAGTATTTTCTTAAGCAAGCTAATATTAGAAAAGCCAGCCATTTTTACTATTTGCGCGTCTGTCATTGTGCTATTAGCGTTAACCATTCTGATACCAGAATTACGGAACGTCTTAACTGTAGCGCCCCTAATACTAGTATTAGCTATAAATGAATTAAGCTTTTTATTCATGCTTACAGGGTGCGTTGCAGCTTCACTAGCCTTTCGTTTGGTTAGCTCATAAGGTGCGAACTTATCGCTAATAAACAATCGCGCTTTAGGGTCGCGCCCCATGTAAGCCAGTTTACCGCTTTCGTACAGCCCGTTATCAACCCACCATTGGATCATTCGCTTAAGCACCCGTGCAACAACATCGATAACGATTATTGGGCGCTCATTGCCATCTATAGCAACGTAATCAGGTAGCATAAATTCGGGCTTAATATCGCCATTTGGCAACATAACCGTGTCTAGCTCTAGTAAAGTCAACTCATACGGCTTTAAAAAAAGAAACGTTGCAGCGAACAACAAAGCCCGATTTCTGTAAGCAAAAGGCGGCTGCTCGTTAGCCCTGATGATTTGCTCAAACTCACTAAAATTAAAGTACTTCTCTACTGGCAAAACTGTGTAATCTTCATCAAATGTATTACTACAGTAATACAATTGTAGCGTATATGAAAGTAAAAACAGCTAGAAGCACTGATTTATTTAGCAATAAGGGAAAGTTGATAAACTAACCCTTCAACTTAGGATTAATATAAACCCTATCATCATGCACGGCGCAATAATTCATTAACTCAAGCGCTGGCAAAACCTCATTGCGTATTTTTTTTGTAGGACTGCCAACACCTTTAAACGCCTTAAGGTTTTTAACTTCTCTTACTAATGCTGGTATTTTTATAACTGCTCCTTGTTTCTTCTTCTCGAATACGCGCTTTATCTCTTCAATTTCGGTATTTTTGCCAACGTAACCAAGTGCATCACAAGCTTTAATATAGCCTTTTGATAGCTCTTCAAACAATCCGATAGCCGAAAACAAATGATGTTCTTCCAGTGTTGTTGACCGATTGCCACCCTCTTTCCAATTGTCAATAACATGCAATATTGTTGCTATTTTCAATATGTGCTTATCTAACTTTCCGATAAAGCCTTTTAACATTGGATGTGCGTACTTCCCGTTAGGTCCTAAATCAGGCTCTATGCTGTTTCGGTATCCGTTTAATGAGTCCATTATCGATTTTGTGAATTTAATAGTTACACTGCATTCGTTTACGATGTTTTTAATCAGCTTTTCGTATTGATCCGACAAATCTCTGTCTTTTGGAATGTAATTATTAAAGTCCCTGGTGCCCATTTTTGATGATTCCTTAAGAATCAAAACACGCTCTGATATACCCAGGCCTTCAAGTCCTTTTCGTAATAGCGAGTCTATTGATTCATCTTGTGCGATAACCGCCATTGAAGCGCGCACATTCATAAATATCGGATCGCTTCCAGCTCGAACTATACTTACTGTTTCATCATCCCACCCAGACAAAAACATACTGTTATTGTTCTTTTTACCATCCCCGTATGTATTACCAAGGATAATATTAATCGCATCCGATTCAGCGCTAACAATATTAAACATACCACCTTGAGCAGCGGCGCTATCGCGTATTCCCTCGTTTGTACCATCAGTTACAAACGGCTGATAAACAGGACATTCGGTTAATTCTTTTTCAAGCTTTAAAATATCGCCTTCAATCTGGTCAATTCCTGCGTCTGGTGTTTTGTCTATTGTTCCTTGAAGTTTTTTAATTTCCCTCTTAAGCCTGGACCGCTTTATTTTATTTCTGTCGTTAATGTCAATGTATGCACTTACAATCGCATTAGTGTAGCTGCTATTTATTGATGACTTGCCACTTGATGGAGGCTGTGCTGTTATTACGTATAAATTAGCCGTTTTTTTAATACCGTAGTAATCAAACTTAAACGCTTTAGTCATTGCGCTAGCAATTGCGCCCATTCCATGCAAAAAACCTGTAGCCTCTGGGAACTTTATCGACTGACATATACTTCGATTGAAATCTGCTAACAAGCAACCTTGTCTACTACTGCAAAGTTCGCTAAATCCATCCTCACCATCGACATCTGACAGGTTGATATCATTCCACAATATCGGATTGCTTACATTTTGTATGCCAGATGAAAGCGCCACGCTTATCGGTGTCATGCCAAGCTCATTAGCCTGATCTATTATCTGCTGAACTGATTTAGTCATAGTTATTCAGCCATGCTATATAGCGTAATTTTCTCTTTTTTCATCCCAATACTGGCAAGCATATTATCAGTAGGCTCTAGCCTTCCATGCAATACAAACGAAACTGTAGTTTCGCTGTCACCCACTGATTTCGCGTAAGCTTTTTGCGATGCATGATCTTTCTCGATGTGAGCTTTAAGCTTTTCTATTACTTCTTCTTTGTTGTGTTTGTACATTTTATTCCCTTGTTATATATATTTACAATGTACTAAACAATAAATCATAATTAACACAAAGACAAGTGCAAATTTAAAATTATTTTTTATTGCTAATTCGCTATTGCTTTCACGTCTGTAAAAGAGTACGTTTAAATTCCTTCCGCAAGAAATACCAAATAATCACTTCAAAAGGTCATCAAGGTAATGACAGGGTAATGCCGTCTTACCCTCTACAGGCTATGCCATATCTACGTTTCAGCCAAAAAGGTAAGAATGTAAGGCATACATACCCATATACATAAATCTATAAAAAAATAAGAAAAATAAAATATAGTATGTATATATATTACTTTATTACCTTTTATTATTATTCTCTTATTTTATAAGGCTTACAGAGGGTAATATCATCTTACCCTTGCCTTACCCTCCTTACCCTGTTGTGTAAAATTTATTTTATTCTTGTTTTTACTGGTCAATATGTTAATCTTTATTCATTGACTGGCCATTACCGAACGTTCCGTAATTCTGCGGGGTAATGGCTGGTTTAATCTCTGTGTAATGTCAGTCTGGTAGACGGCCTTGTTTGGAACGAGAAGGACGTTGGTTCAAATCCAGCCACAGAGACCAAATAGGTTTGTTAGCTCAGCTGGATAGAGCAATTGCCTTCTAAGCAATAGGTCAATGGTTCGAGTCCATTACAAACCGCCAGTTTTAATTAATTACACAGAGGTTATTAGATGCCAGGTGGTAGACCGACAACTTACACAGAAGAAATGCTAAACAAAGCCAAGGAGTATATAAATTCCTATAGCGAACTTGGTGATGTTGTTCCTAGCGTTGTTGGAATGTGCAGGCATATAAACCGTTCAAAAACCGTTGTTTATGACTGGTGCAAGGAAGAGGGAAAGGAAGAGTTTGCGGACATCGTAAAGCAAATATCTGAAATTCAAGAGAGTGATTTGATTAACGGCGGTCTTTCTGGTGTCCATAATCCACAAATTGGAAAAATGATGCTTGCCAAACATGGTTACAGCGATAGAGTTGAGCAATCTCATACCTCACCCGATGGAAGCATGACCCCACAGCATCCAACTTATACGATCGTGAAAGATGGCGGCGATTGAGAAACCAATAGAAATATTTCCTGCCTTTGCAGACTATCTACAGCCGGCTAGGTTTAAGGTTTAGGAGACGAGTATCAAGGTGATATTACCCGTGAACATTTAAGACGTCATACGCCGTATAATACCTATCGAATTAAAGGTTTGCCCCCGACTCCAATTGCCATGCCAGGAGCTGCAGCTATTGAAGCGGCGATTTACCCAGCTACGACAAACTATTATTATTTTGTTGCCAGCGGTGAGGGCGGTCATGTATTTTCGGAAACGCTGAAAGCCCATAATTTGGCTGTAAAAGCTTATTTAAAGAAAACTAGGACAAAGTAAACATGAAAAGTCAGTTTATTGTAATCGAAGGCCTTGAAGGCGCAGGAAAGTCTACCGCTACTAAAGCCATTAAAGATTGGTTAGCAAAGCGCGACATTAGCTATACCACAACACGTGAGCCTGGTGGAACACCATTGGCAGAATCATTACGTACTTTGGTAAAACAAGTTCATGAAGAAACGGTTACAGCGGAAGCCGAGCTTTTGATCATGTATGCAAGTCGTGTACAACTCATCGAGAATGTTATCAAACCTAATTTATCACAAGGTAATTGGGTTATTGGCGATAGACATGACTTATCATCTAGAGCGTATCAAGGCGGTGGCCGTGGTATTGCAGATGAGCTAATTGAGCCTATTCGAACCGCAGTATTAAAAGATTTTAAACCTGATTTAACTTTGTACTTAGATATTGATCCTAAAGTTGGCTTAGCGCGCGCGAGTGCTCGTGGTGAGCTAGACCGCATCGAGCTTGAACAGTTATCGTTTTTTGAACGTACAAGAGAAAAGTATCAAGCGATTGCCGCGCAGGATGAGTCTATTATCACTATAGATGCAGAGCAATCGATAGATGAAGTCTACAATAACATCACCAACGTTTTAGACAGTTATTATCAAGGTCAATAGTGAGCATGACCCCACAGCATCCAACTTATACGATCGTGAAAGATGGCGGCGATTGAGAAACCAATAGAAATATTTCCTGCCTTTGCAGACTATCTACAGCCGGCTAGGTTTAAGGTTGCCTACGGTGGACGAGGGAGCGCAAAGACAAGAACTTTTGTTACCCTTCTTGTAGACAACGTTTTATATTACAAATGGCGAGTTGTTTGCTTTCGCGAAATAATGAAATCAATCGATGATTCGGTTTATCAAGAGATTGTCGATGAGATCGAAAGGCGAAACTTAACAAAATACTTTAACGTTCTGCAAACTCAAATTCAGTGCTCATCTGGGGGCGTTTTTAAGTTTGACGGTCTTTATCGTAATCAGCAAAAAATAAAAGGTTACTCTGGTTTTGATTGCGCTTTTGTCGAAGAGGCGGCAAACGTAACTTCCGACAGCTGGAAGATGTTGATACCAACCTTACGTAAATCAAATTCTGAAATATGGGTTTGTTTCAATCCTGAGTCCCCATTGGATGACACATATACAAGGTTTGTTAGCCAACGCGTTTATCCAGATTACAAAGACGGTGTTAGATACTGCATATCAAAAAAAATAAACTATACAGACAATCCAAAATTCCCTAAAGAGCTTCAAGATGACATGGAGCTTATGCGAGAAAGTGATTATGAGCTTTACCAGCATGTTTACGAAGGTGAGCCAGTTGCAAATTCGTCACTGGCTATTATCCCTCCTGCTTGGGTCGCTGCATCGATTGATATTCATTTGTTTTTGGGTATTGATGATAGCGGTGATTGCCGCATGGGCTTTGATGTCAGTGATGAAGGTGACGATGCAAACGCTACGACAATCAAAAAAGGATGCATTGTAAAGCACATTAAGGAATGGAAGGATAACGACCCCAACAGCGCTGCTGATCAGGCTTTTGACGATGCTCTTTTACACGGTGTTAGCAATATAGTTTTTGATAGTATTGGTGTTGGGGCCGGGGCTAAGGGCGAGCTTAGGAGTCGCGTTGCAGGCGTTGAATATAAATCCAAAGTGCCACCAGAAATAATAGGTTTTAACGCTGCTGACGCAGTTGATGATCCTGATGACGAGTACCAGCCAGGAAAAACAAACAAGGATATGTTTGCAAATTTAAAAGCTCAATACTGGTGGAGGCTTAGGGATCAGTTTTACAACTCATATAAAGCAAGACAAGGAAAAGATTTTGATATTGATAACATAATCAGCCTAGACTCATCTTCAATAGAATCTAAATTATTAGACAAGTTGAAAGGAGAATTATCACAACCAAGAAGGGAATATTTGAGCGGTAAGGTTAGAGTTGAGCCAAAAGATAAAATGAAAAAGCGCGGTGTTAAATCACCTAATCTTGCAGACAGTCTAGTTATGATTGATTACTGCGGTTCGCAAATAGACACATCAATACATTTTTAAAACGTCAAAAGTTAGTTTATACTGTCAAAAAATTATCTTATTGAGTTTGATTAATGACATACGTTCCACCAGTCCCAGATTCAAGTATCCCTGTTTTAGAGCAATCAGCTGCTAACATTGATGAGTTCGCAACGGGCGTTAGTGATACCTATACAGATCGTGGCGGCATTGTTCACAAAACTGTTGAAGGTGTTATCAAAGGCGCAGAGCAAGACATAGCAAGCGCTACAGCCGGACTGATTAGTGATGCTAATGCAAAAATTGAAGCTGCAATAATAAATGCTGGTTATGTTGTTCAGGGTACTTTCACTACCGGCGCAACATTAACCGAAGCCAATGATGTAATTCAATGGACTACTGGAGGTGGCGGATCTGGTGAGTATTATCGATGGGGCGGATCCCTTCCTAAAGCTGTTCCTACATTGTCAAACCCAAATACTACCGGTGGGTTTGGCCCGGAAGCATGGATACTTGCTGTTAGCTCGGAAGGATTGACCCCAAAAGTAATAAATCTTAACACTTTATCGGAAGCTCAAGTTGAGACATCTTTAGTTATTGGTGACTCTATTAATTTAAAAGAGCGATCAACAGGTAATGGTGGGGGTGCTTTATGGGATGCAGTTGATGATGCTGTTTACCCTTCTAATGGTTTCGATATAGTCAGCAGTGCTATTGCTGGTATAAATCTTAAATTACGTGTCAATGATGCCGTTTACTCAACAAGCCTCGGTATAACAACAAGCATTGTAGCTGGCGCTGTATTTGAGAGAGGTGTGGAGCTTGCTAGGTCTTTAAGAGTCCCTTTTGTATTGGATAAAGATTTAACCATTGCAGATAAAACTCCATCCTTAACCCTTGAGCAAGGCGATCCTATTGTCATTAAAGGATTAGATGATTCCCTAGTAACAATTACAACAAATCAAGCTACAGGCATAAGCATTGCGAGTGCTGATCCTGCTGTTCGTGGTTGGTTTGAAAAAGTCTTGTTAGAAAACTTTAGAATAGATGGTAATGGTATCACCACTGATACTGGTATAAGTGTTTATGGTGCGGCCTACGCTAATACACAGATACGCAATATTAGAACGCGAGGTTTTAATATTAACCATCTAGATATTAATCAGTGCTGGGCTATTGAAGTTATTAATAGTCAAATTGGATTTGGTACAAACTCACGTACAACCTCTGGCAGTATTGGTATAAACGTTACGAATGCCAATGCGTTTATTTTGCGTGACTCAATTATCAGCTCAATAGGTCTTGATTTTGACGGAACAGGTATAAAATGCACATCAGCAGAATCAGTATCAATCAATGATAATACCATTGAAAACATGCAGACTTATATCGATATTACATCAGGCAGTGGATCCGTTTCTATCGGCTCTGGTGGAACCAACTATTTTGAGAATAGCACCACTGTTCAAGGCCTTATCGACGTAACACAAGCGCCGATTAAGCTAGGTAGCGCTGGTAAGTTATATAACGCTGATGTATCAAACAACTGGTTTCTTGTTGCCAACAATGCAATTAATGTGGACTTCATTAATGTATCTAAAGGCCGCTTTAGCCAGAACACTCACAATCCTAACTTTGCCAATGATGGCTATTGGAAAGCGGGACCAAACTCAACTGATATTATTGTTGAAAATAACAAGCGAATTTTTCTGCCTATCGATGGCGTTAGTGGGGTTACGTCAACCGATGTATTAAACACGTTGAATGCAGCCAATGAATTAGATAAAGATTCGTTATTTTATGCAGCCGATCAGTTTATTGTTGATACAACAGAGCCCAACACTCCAACAGCAGGCACAAAAAACGGTGCAACAACTTGGGACTTTGCCGCCGGTCAAGACGCAGAAGTAACAACGTTTATAATGCCTCCTCAAAACTGGGGAAAATGCAGAGTTAAGACTTATGGAGTGTATTCAATTGATTCTACTAGTACTGATGATATTGTGTTTTTTGCTATCCCTACAGTGATACAAGCGGACGGAACAGAAGTAAATCCAAGCACTATAAGCTTTGTTAAAGACTTATCTACAGTCGTAGCGGCTGATGCACCTTTCCCTAATACGTTTGCAAACAACTGGATAGTGCAGAGACAAACTCGAGAAGAGGGTGTTAAGCTTCGCTTCAAACGCTCAGGAACCAATGTGTCTGATACGTTTGCTGGTGTTGTAACATTTTATGGAATGGTTATAGAAAGAGCTCCTAATATTGTGTAAGTCATATTTATTTAATATGACTGTTACAAAGAAAGATGCGCAATTAGTTTCTAATAATATTTAACAGGTTTTTCTTATGAAAACAAATAAGATAATTGAAAAGGAAGGTAGGTTTTACGTTACAGGTAAAGACGGAAAAGGGAACCTTGGCAAAAAAGACGGATACGCAACAAAGGAAGAAGCCGAAAAGCGATTGCGTGAAATCGAGTTTTTTAAAACTCAAGGTAATCGAGTTAATGTTCAGCTTTGCACTAATGTTGATAAATCTCAAATTGAAGAAACAACAGATTCGTTTTTGATACGCAAAATACCAATGATGGTTGATGATGCTATTATGAACGGTCTTAAGTATCGAAAAAATGATAATGCACAAGGCCTGAAAACATTTGTCAATAAGCAAGTTACACTTGGTCATCCAATGGAAAATAACGCATACGTTAGCGCTTCTCATGGGCC